AGGACTTCATCTGCGTGCGTTCCAGCTACACCCTCGGGGCGGTTAATGCTCCAAGGAATTGCATGGGCAAAATGAACACCAGGGTTCGATTTAAGCGAAAGGCGTGTTGCTGTCCAATCAAACCAATGCTTGTTAATTGCTCGCTGATGCCAAATCCCCAGCTCTTTCCATGTCTTTCCAGATAACTGCTCTGCTGTGTTAGCTGTAACAACTATCGAAGGATTGAGCCGAGTTGACAGGAACCACAGGATGGTTATGGCAATAACAGTCCCTTTTCCGATCCCATGCCCAGATGCTACAGCATAGCGGCCGGGCTCCCTGATTGTATTCAGAAATTCCTCCTGCCATGCCTCAAGACCGTAGATAGGCTTGATTTTCTCCCATGGAAAAGCATACTTCGCATAACCCAGGGGATCATTGCGAAATTTCCAAATACGCTCAAACAGAGCCTTTTCTACGTTCCTCAATCTGCTCATTCAGTTCTTCTATCTTCTGTGCTTGTTTTTCTATCTTTTGCGCTTGTTCTTCTATCTTTTGCGCTTGCTTATCTATTCTCTGCGCCTGTTCGTCTATTTTTTGCGTCTGTTCGTCCAGCCTGCATGATTGATCATACAGCTTTTTTGACTGTCTTTTAATAATTACCTCAAGACGTCGAATCTTCTCAACTATCCTGCTCATCTTACCTGGCTATCAGCTGCATGAGCTCTTTTTCCTCGGCTTCGAGCTCTTTGCGCCTTCTTTCTTCTTCCATTTTCCTTTCTTGGCGAGCTCGATCAATCTCTTCCTGGATTACCAGGTCAGAGTCTGTTGCCTGGTCAAGCTCATCTCGAAGCAGCATATTCTTAACTAATATATCTCTCCCAGGAAAATTGGGAAGAGTATTAAGGTCAACCACATGATTCTTTTTTAAAGCTGCCCGGAGTTGTGCCTCAAACTCCATTCGTAACCAAACTTCACCTTTTTTAACCTTCACTGTTTCTTCTCACTCCTCTTCAGTCCACATAACAAAGACAGACTCAGGGTTATTACCAGGATTATATCCATAAACTTCAACAGTTGTTTCAATCTCAATCAGCTCACCAGGCTTAAGCTCTGCCCCAGTAAATGCTGATACAGTTATATCTCCAATCCGAAAGACCTGGGAATTAATTGCCAAGTTCGCAATCATTAAACGCAAGCAGCCTGAATCAGGTCCAACTATCATAGTAGCCGTTCCCGCCTCCAAGCTTACCTCAGGCATAACATTTAATACTGTTGCTTTGTACGAATCATCAATATCTGCCTGTAAAAAATCCGAATTATCTATCATCATCACCGTCACTGCCACTCCTCTCACAAATCACGTATCCCCCAACTGAGACCCACTCTTTCGTAATCAGCCTAAGTTCTTCAGCCTCAAATGTTAAAGGAAATGGAAACTCCATCTTAAATTCTTTGAGATGCATATTTCCCGTAATCCCCTGAATCTTCATATCCACAGGATGTGGAGCCACCAAAAAGATCGACCGAACTAGACAAGGCCCCTCCACGATCACTGACTCATGCCCGCAGTGCGATACGGGGATAACCTCCACCTGATGCTGAACCTGCTTAACCTGCAGGAACTCTTGTGCTATCCTCATCTCTGTGGGGATGTTCGTTACCGTAACAGGGTTGATATCCAACTTCTCATTCTCAATCCGAACCGTACCCTGTACACTCAACACTGGGGGCATCTCAGGCTTCTCAATGCGAGTAACCAATGTACCATCAGGATCAACGCGAAGATTGCGCAGGTAGCGGCCATCATCACCCAGGACCAGAACACCATCCTTATTCTTGCGATTAAGGCCATGGCCGACTTTATTAAGCGGATTATTGGTTTGATAAACCAGAAGTTCTCCGTCCTGAGTACAGCGAACCGGTACAGTGTTTTTAAATCCTGATTGACCATGCATTGGTTCAGGTTTCTTTGTTAAATCTTCTATTTTTTTTGTTTTTATTAGCATCTGTATTTAGCTTCTATTATATTCAAGCTTAGCACCTATCAATCCAGTATCATTTGCATCAGAATCAAGCTTAACACTAATTCCTACTTGATCATTAGCTGATACAGAGGTTAGCGCAGAGGCTATATTTACACCAAAAATTTCTCTAAGAGAAAGCGAAACTGAAGGAGATATAGTTTGTGAATGATTATCATAATCTTCACCAACGCATGCATAGTCAACCCTTATGGTAAAAGTTCTAGTACAATACTTATCTCCGATTCCATACAAATAGGCAGAATAAATTGAGTCAAAATCATCAGGAACGGTAAGTGATATATGAGCAGTAATTGTATCGTCTAAGCGTATTACTGGATAAGCGCCTATTTTTACTACTCCTGTGGTGCTACTGCTAGTACCGGTGGCAGGCGACCATATAGTTCCAATGGGTTTTTCCGTTGGAGGATCATCCCATGAAGGTATACTTCCCGCTCCATTACATTTTAAATACTGACCAGCTGAACCATTAGAAATTTTACCAACATTATAACCAGATGCTGTTTGGGTAACTAAAGCTCCAATCTCATTATAGAAAATGCTATCTACTAAGTTTACTTCTAACAGTTCAGAAGAACTATACCAAAAAGGTTTTTCTCCGGAACCTATCGCTACCAAGGTATCACCGTAAGCACCAGCTGGAAGCCTCTCGGGACCATAATCACCCCGAACAATCATATCCCCCTTGGTGGTTAACAGGCTTTTTAGAATATATCCACCATTCTTTGTAATTCTTCCGGCCATTAACCTTACTCCTCAGTCCACATAACAGAGACAGATTCAGCACTACCACCAGGATTGTAACCATAAACCGCAGCAGTTGTCTCAATCTCAATCGATTCACCTGGGGCAAGCTCTATCCCAGTAGATGCTGATGTAGATGCATTTCCAATTCGAAATGTCTGGGTGTTGGTTGCCAAGTTTGCAATTATTATACATAGGCGATCTGCATCAGCTCCAACTATCTGAGTAGTTGTCCCAGCCGCTAGACTTACATCAGATGAAACATTTAATACTGTCGCCTTGGGTGAATCATGAATGTCTACCTGCAGATAGCCACTACTATCTACTTTTATCGGATAAACATTGCTTCCGTTATGTCCAAAAACTGCCGTGCCAACAGGATAGGGTTCATTCTCTCCAGAATCATACTGAACTCCATCGTATTGCCCCTCAACTACCTCAACCTGAAGGCGACCGTTAGAGTCTACTTTTACTGGATAAACTTCACTTCCATCATGTCCCAGAGCCACAGTACCAGTAGGAGAAAGATCAGAATCTCCGGAAGTATACTGAATACCAGTATATTGTCCTTCAACAACTTCGACCTGTAAGCGCCCAGAAGAGTCTACAGACAAAGGATGCTCAGTAGCTCCGTCATATCCAAGAGGCACAACCCTCAGGCGTCCATCAGAATCCACCTTTACTGGATAGACATTGCTTCCATCATGACCAAAAGCTACAGTACCAAAAGGAGACCCAACTGCCGCCCCATCTTCATACTGAACTCCATCATAGCCACCCTCAACGACTTCAACTTGCAAACGTCCTGAGGAATCCACAGAGATTGTTTGGAGATTAGACCCATCATCCCCCAGAATCAGATGTCCATAAGCCCCGAAATTAGATTCCCCATCCTGATATTCATGTCCAGAGCTTCCGCCTCCAGTGTCTACAACCTTAAGATATCCATCAGCATCTAGCTGAAGGGGAAAGACGGTATTGCCAGGCTTTTCACCCAAGCAAACGCTACCCTCTAAGCTGGCACTGCTCTCGCCTTCAGTATAACGCTCCGTCTGAACATGGATAGGGATACCAGAATCTGTTCTTTTACCTTGAAATTGCGCCAAGGTCTTATGCCTCCTCCTAGTCTGTCACACTTGAACTGTCGTATATCAGGCCTAACCGACTAATCTCAGCCAAGCACTCCGCCTTCGTACCGCAGAAGAGATGATTAATCGTGTAAGTATATCCTTCAGATTCGAAAAAGCTTTTTATTATACCATTCCAGTGCACCAGTCGCCAGCATTTTTTATTGGATGGACTTACGTTACAATTAAACTTGAGCTCATTCTTTGTGGCGTTGTAGGTGCTGGGGTCGCGCTTGTAAACCTCGATCTTATCAAGGTTCTTTGGGTTCTTGATGACGACCTCTCTTGTCTCAAAGGGTTTTGCTGAAACACTGGCTCTCATAGACTTCATTCTCTTTTCTTTCTCTTTCAATCCGTTGTTACTGACCAACCGCGAGCTACCAGATTATCCTTACAAGCCACTCCAGTTGCGCTTGGTGCTTCATTGCTTGAGATATTTAGGGTTCCACCCGATGTTCCATGACTATCCATATCGCACAGAACTGTGTCTACCATATCTTGGTCCATGGAGTTATGTTCACATCTGAGGGTTGACAATCCTGTTATCGCGCTTACGTCAAGAAGAGAGATGTTATTATAGTAACAACGTAAATTGGTTAGTCCTGTTATCGCGCTTACATCAAGGACAGAGATATTGTTTTCATAACAGTATAAAATAATCAGCCCCGTCAGTGCGCTTACGTCAAGAAGAGAGATGTTATTACCATAACAAAACAAATCAGTCAGCCCCGTCAGTGCGCTTACGTCAAGGACGGAGATATTGTTACGGCTACAACTCAAATTAGTCAGCCCCGTCAGTGCGCTTACGTCAAGTGTAGAGATATTATTAGCTCTGCAGTTCAGATTATACAATGACGTTATTTTACTTACGTCAAGAATGGATATAGAATTAGTCTCACACCTTAATACACCTAAATTAGGGCAATACTCAGGACGAAAGACAATTTTTCCTGTTATCTTTGGCTCCACTCCAGACCTATTTAAATATATCTTTGTACCCGTACCCCAAATACTCCCCTTTGCAGGAACGGCGCCTTCAGTTAAATAAACCGAATGCCATGAGCCTTCTGTCCCATTTTCTAAGACCTTCCGGCCGTCATCATCTATCAAGTAATCATTACTTCCATCAAAATAATATCCCTGGCCATCAAAATAAGCACCACTGGGATATAAGGTAACACCATGACCAGACATGTCGGGCAGCTCATCCCGCTGCCCATACCACCATAGTGGCCAATAGCTATAACCGCCCTTCAAGAGGCGGCTTCCTCCGCAACAACCAAAAGGATTAGGAGCACAGATTGTCATCTATGAGCACCTCTTTATATGCCAAGCTTATAAAGGACGAGATTGACCGTTTCAGTTCCCGCTTCACTCTTCTTGATCTTCAGCAGGGTCCCTGGTACGATAATCTTATCAGGCTGCAAGGTAGAAGCACCATCATCACTCACTGCGTAAGAATTCCACCGCTCCTGGCCATCAGTTGTGTAATCCTCATCAAAGATGCCCAAATAAACAGAAGCTCCCGACAAGTCAGGAACCACAGCGAGAATCTCACTTAAAAAAGTATGATGCGTAAACTCCTTAACCGTCACCCAGCTCGTGCCATTCAGGGCAACCGAGACCTTCTCACGGCTGTTTGCACACGTCACTGGGACGCTGATGTTTGTCTTTCTTCCGCCGATTATACTCATATCTTTATACTCCTGTAAAAGTGTCTTCTTCTTCGTGTTCTTGGTCTGTCACAGATGAACTGTCGCTTAGAGCCATCTCCTGCTCCAGGCGGCGCTCTGCTTCTTTCATACGATCGCTTAGATCGTCAGAAACTTCAATGCGAGTAAGAAAATCTCCTTCACTCTTTGCAAGATCGGAAACTGCACGAAGTCTGTCGGCCATGGATTGTTCTTCGTCTAGGGCGACTTTAGTCCAGAATTCCTGCCGCTCCATGCGGTTCATGATGTGACCTCGTACACGTCTTTCTTCCTTAGTTTTAATTAACCTTACAATTTCGGGGTTTTTTAAGTTCCGATGAGCAATAACAGCCAATGCATTTTTGTTGCCTTTATAGCCAGCTTTCTTTGCTGAAGAAACTCCGTTGCCATCAAACACTTCAACGAAGCGTTTCTGCAAGATTGTTAATCCTTTGACCTTTGGCATTTCTTTCTTCTATCTCCTTTTTAAAAAAACAAAAAAGTATGTCTTTTTTATATCTGACATACCTATTCTGTCCAGCGAGCTCTGCGACCCCTATTGTCGACATGGATGAACCCTTTTTTTGGGTAAATTCCGATCCCGCCATTCCTAAACGCATCAACCTGCTCGGCGAGCTTAAGCATCTCGTTCAGTGTCAAACCCACAATAACAATATCAGCCGCCTTCCCTGCCATGTGGTAGCTGCCAGGCGCTCCACCTATAGCGTAATTGTGGTTAAAGCACCTAAATCCCGAGTTAACCCAGATAGGCCGATCGGCTAAAGCCCTCAAGCGATTAAGAGCAATGATGAAATCTCGGTCCATGAGGGCCACACCACAACAAGGGCATGCGAACTCCTCACAAAGGAAATATTCCCCAAATTTTGGTTTCATTTAATCTTCTTCTCCCTCATCATAGTCAAGCAGGGCATCCAGGGCACGAACAATGGCGTCATCCCAAACTTTCTCCGGATCATCGATAGCTTCAATCAGAAGATCACGTAATCCTGCACCATAAAGAGCGCCTATCATGTGCATTATCAACTCAGCCTTCATACTTTTTCGTCTCCTTCTTTACTTTATTTAAAAAATATTACTTTACTTTGCCTTGCCTTACTTTACCTTGCTTTGCTTTGCTCTACTTTCCCTTCTTTCTACCCCCACTCTTTTTACGTCCCATACCGTAGCAGGCCGCGACTGAACGACGCTTGCTCTCTTTGGGGTGTTCTTTCCGGCGGACTGCAACACAGCGTGGAACATATTTTTTGAGTGGCTCTCCTTTTCTTCTTGCCGGCATTGTAAAATATTTCTCCTATATTTTTTTTTCTCTCTTCCTCTATATATTATATTACATCAAAATAAAATAAAAGTCAAGAGAAAAATGAAAAAAAATGAAAAAAAATTTTCAGAGCACTTTCATTATCATTTTAAACTTTACACTATCTACCGTCACCCCATTTTTTACTTTCCTGAGGCTGCATGATTACACTGAACTACAAGCTATTATACCATGTTTCGTATTATTATTTTACTCTCATAGAACAGCCCCTCGTTTTACTCTATTATTCTGCAATTTACTTCAATATTCTGAAATGCAATACTCAAAATCGTAGAGTCTAGTCGACGTTTTTCGCGAAAATTAACTTCATTTAACGTAAAATCAGCGTTTCAGCGCCCCACTAAAATAACGTAAAGTGCGAGTTTCAAGCGATTTGCCCCTTTCGACCAAGCCCTGAAACTCTCATGAATAAAGAGATACGGAATGTGGTCCACTGGCACCAGCCTGAAACGACGGGCGATCGTTAGAGGGTGGCCCACTCTGTAATGCTAGAGTCATCAGGGTTTGAGGCATGTCTGGGCCATGTGGTCCACAGTGGCTTATATATATATATTTGGCCCAAAGGCAGAGGAAAGGTCGTCGGTCAGGAGAGGAGACCTTCGGTCGGTCTCCTCCCTGCCGCGACCGAGCTCTTTCCTGGATTTTTTAACTTTTAAGAAACAGAGAAAGAGAAAAACACACAAACTGTGGATTCTCTTATCTCGGATAAAGCAATAACCTAAATAAGAAAGCCCACAGAGTGGTGGGGGATCTTTAATTTCTCCTACTTATAAAGATAAAAAACCCTCATATTTTCGTTTTAAGCGATTCTTTTGTATTGCGAATACCTGAGTACTCTTTTTGATCTAGCGCCTCTTAAATCAAAAGCTAGGGGCCTAAAACGCGAAATTGGGGGGAAGGGTATCTTTTATCTCCGGGAAGTTTTTTTCTTTCGAGGGGAGGATTGTTTTTTTCTGCTCTTGCCTTTGCTCTTTTGTTTTATTTTGCTGTTGTAGTTGCTGTTGCGATTGCTGTTGCAGTTGTTGTTGTTGTTGTTGCTATCATTGTCATTATCGTTAGACTTTTCCTTTAAGAGATACCAGGGTACCTTTTTTCGAACAAGTCCTCTCAGATTTAAAATTAGATCCCTAAAATGCGAAATTAGGAGGGGTCACCTCTTGTTTCGGGGAAAGGATTTCTCCCGGGGAAAATCCCTCTTCCCCTTCCTTTCCCCTCATATATTGCTATTACCTTTTTGTTTTGTCATTATTTTGCAATATCATTGACTCTGCTTTGTCATTATCGTTAGACTTTCCCGTTAAGAGGTACCAAAGCACTCTTTTTGACCTAGCGCCTCTTAAAACGAAAGCTAGGGGCCTAAAATGAAAAAATAGAGGGGTAGTGTTCCTTCTTCCCTGGAAGAATATTTTTTGCCCTTCCCTTTCCCCTCTCTTTCTGCTCCTTCTTCTACTACAGAAAAAAATTTTCAAAAAATCTAAAAAAAAAGACTTGACATTTTGATCAAAAGGTGTTATATTATATGTAGAGGGTGAGAGAAAAAATAAAAGAAAGGAGATGAAACCAAGATGGGAAGAAAAAAGAAAAATCCAAACGTTCAGCGGTATATAGGCAAAAAACACACTCCGACCTATGCTTGTTGGTCTAGCATAAAATCATGTTGCCTCAATCCTTCTCATCCCCAGTTTAAAAATTACGGGGGGCGGGGGATTGGGATTTGCGATAGATGGTTAGATTTCGATAATTTTTATGAAGATATGGGTTTAAAGCCCGATGGGCTGATTCTTGAGAGGATAGACAGTGATGGCGACTATGAACCATGTAATTGCCGCTGGGCAACCCCAAAGGGGCGGATACCAAATCAGCATCTAGGTGTAGAGGATTGGATTTTTGTCGCCGTACATAAGGATGGCACTGTGGTTGCCTCTAATCATAGAGGTAAATTTGCCAAGAAATATGGACTAGATGCTGTGGAAGTTGGCTGTTGCCTGGATGGTGAACTAGAAGAGTGTGATGGCTGGCGCTTTAAAAAGCTCATCAACGGCTCAGATATTAAGCTGATAAAAGATGCAAAATTGCTCTTCTGAAAAAAAATCAAAAAAAAGTTAAAAAAAGACTTGACATTTGGACCAAAAGGTGTTATATTATATAGTAGAGGGTGAAAAAAAATAAAATAAAAGAACCATAAAAATCTAAAAGTCATTTTAAAAGGAGAAAAGTGAACTACTATGAAAATCTATGATACAAGAAAATGGGTTATGGAAAAGCCCCCGGAGATCAAATGGTTAATCGAGCGACTTTTTCCGGAGGATGAAGTGCTGCTCATCTCTGGCGAAACCGGAGTTGGAAAATCATTATTGAGGACACAGCTATCTATCCTCTTCGCAAAGGGTGGCGGTGAGTTTTTGGGATACAAAGTAACCGGTGCTCCAGTGCTTGTCGTTCAGCACGAAAATTCGATTGCTGGCGAATGGCGGCGCATTCATAAGCTCGCGCAGAGCATAGGAATTTACGACGAGAAGCGTTTCTTGCTCAATCAGGCGATGTATTCTATCCCAAACGCAAAAGAGGCTAAGCGATTGGAAAATACAGTCAAAGCTTCAGGTGCAAAGGTTATTATCTATGACTGCTTATCGACACTCCATACGTCAAACGAAAACTCAGCCTCTGAGATGCGCCAAGTATGCGAAGCGTTAAAGCGTATCGATCGAGAGTGTAACACTTCGTCAATCATCATCCATCATTTTCGCAAGCCATCTGATGGTAAAGACTCAAGCGGCGATAAAGCAGAATCAAGAGGATCTTCAGGTATATCTGACTTTGCTGGATCTATTATCACTGTGAGAAAAGCATCCAACGGTCTAATCAAAATAAAGATTGAGAAAACAAGAGATTCGGACGAGGAGGGTCGCGAGCTGATATGTAAGCGAAATCCTGATACTCTTTTATTGGAGATTGCGAGTGAGGAAGCTGGTGAGACCTATGACCTTGAGAGGATTTGCTCAGTGTTGAAGGCTGGGCCTATCGAGACAAGGCAAGCCTTTGTTGACGCTCTTATAGATGATAAGGTTGCTGCTTCGGAAAGAACAGCTCGTAGAATGATTGACTGGGGAGTTCGCAAGGGATCTATCTATGCAATAAAACAAGGAAATAAGAATATTTATTCTTTAGATACAGAATATACTCTAAGATGCAAAGGGTTACTTTGATGCGACAAGCCACGGTTGACAAGCCAGGGAAAGAAAAAATAGAAAGGGAGAAAAAGAAAAATGGAAATGTACGGAGAGTCGAACCCAAATTATAGGCATGGGCATCATATAAACGGTAAGCCAAGCCCGACATATAAATCTTGGCAAATGATGAAGTACCGCTGCCAGAATCCTAACTGTCCTGCTTATAAATATTACGGTGGCCGCGGGATTGCGGTCTGCGACCGCTGGATGGACTTCGAGAATTTTCTTGCTGATATGGGTACGCGTCCTCCAGGTAAAACTCTCGATAGGATTGACAATGACGGAAACTATGAACCATGTAATTGCCGTTGGGTAACCTGTAAAGAGCAAGTTCAAAACCGGCGAGAGATAAAAAATCAGAAGCATCAATATCTGTTTATTGCCATGGATTCGCAGGGCACAATGATTGCCTCTAATAATCAGAGCGAATTTGCCAGACAGCACGGGTTAAATGACAGGCATATTAATGCCTGCCTAAACGGCAGACAGAAATCCCACAAAGGTTGGCGCTTTAAGCGAATTACAAGCCTCCCCGGTGAACCGCTCCGCTGGGAATAGGACAAAAGAAGAAGAAAAGAAAAAAGGAGATATAGGCAAAAAAAATGAAAAGAGATATGCGTAGAGAAAAGAATCCAAACTACAAACATGGCCACAGCTCAAACGGAAAAGTGAGCCCAACCTACAATTCATGGGATAGGATGCTTCAGCGTTGCCAAAACCCCAAATATCATCAATTTAAAGATTATGGAGGCCGCGGCATCAAAGTCTGCGAGAGGTGGCAAGATTTTGCCAACTTCCTCGAGGATATGGGTACACGCCCGGAGGGTAAGACTCTCGATCGCATTAACAATGATGGCGACTATGAGCCCAAAAATTGCCGCTGGGCAACCCGTAAAGAACAGAGGCAAAACCGGAGGAAAGAAAAAGATTATAAGAACCAATATTTTTTCGTTGCTGTCGGTAAGCAGGGAGAGGTCATCGTCACTAACAACCAGCACGAATTTGCTCGGCAGCATAACCTAAATCAAGGCAACATTAACAACTGTTTAGGCGGTAGAGCAAAATCTCACAAGGGGTGGAAATTCTATCGACTTAAAGATTATTTAGCGACGGTTGTTGCTTAATTTTCTAGGGAGGTATAAGAAGAAAAAAATGACAAAATCAGAAGAATTTGTAACGCACATGATTAATCGTTGTCAGATTGACGGCCGTTTAGCATTGTTAGTAGGACCCTCAAGTGAGGCGTATGACCTTATGGTAGGGTCTTACGCTGAGATACAAGGTCTTGATGTCGAGAAATTCAAAAAGCAATATGCTAAAATCTTGAAAACCTGTAGAGAATGGCAGAGAATATAGGGGAAGGAGAGGCCTAAAGAAAAATGAAAGAAATAGAAGAGGTTTGGAATTCGCTCGAGTATGATCAGCGCCTGGCTGCCACAGCTTATGTATTTCAGAAGATCTGTGAAAATGCAAGAGCTGGCGGTACGTATAGGAAATTGATCTATGATAGGCTTGGCTTTGGTCAGGATGCATATTTTGTCCTGCTGCCCGAAGGCAGGCATATTAGTAATGAATTTGTCCTTCATCCCTGGGACGATAAATAAAGAGAGAGAAAAAGAAAAGAAGGAGGTAAAGAAAAATGCAAAAAAGTAAAGAAAACACAAATTGGCTTTACAATTTTAAATCTGAAGCTCTGATATATGAGGAAGGGGGCTGTGGTGCTTTGGTGGTTAAACTTCTCCAGGCCGATAGGGTTAATCGGTTACGCAGGAGAATTCTCTATCGCAACGCTGTAAGGCGGGGTGCCAATAGCCGCATAGCGAGATTGCATCTTTTGGCTAGGGGGGATATATAAAATGAAGACCATGTTTACTCGTATTTGTGCGGTCTGTGGTATGGAAAAATCAGCTTACGAATTTGGCGATGGAATTTCTATTCCAAAGACAACATGCCTTGCTTGTCATCAGAGGATTAAGGAGCCAAAAAGGCTCTTTAAAGAGAAGAGAATAAATCCTGTCTTGCAGTTTCTGGAAGAGCTCGGGAAAGGAGGATTGTGCTGAGGGGTGATGGTTGGGCAAAAAATGGTTATCAGAAAAAATCTGAAAAAAGTACTTGACTTTTTCTGAATAATATATTAAAATAGAGTTAATGCTTTTAGGAAAAGAAAACGGGGAGGCAAGGAAAGATGAAAAATTTTTGGAGTTTTGAGTTTAGGGGGATTCGCTTTTATATTCTTCCGACAATAATTTTAACCCTTTTCTTTTTGGCGGGGAAAAACGCTTTTGATGATTATATTGATCAAAAGATAATGGAGGGTTATTTTTTAGCTGTCAAGCATTCGGTAGAAAGAAGTGACGAATTCAGAATTCTTCAGTTACAATATCTGAAGCATTTGGCATCAACTCAAGAGGGATCATAATCACAATAGTAGCAGAAGAAAACGGGGAGGCAAAGAAAGATGATAGATCCAAGGTTATTTCTAATGGTTGACGTTGTAAAAAGCGCACTACTTCGCAGGATGTCGAGAGAGTCTAAGATGATTTTAAACGATGATTATCTCTCTGAAGAGAGGAGGTGCAGGGCAGTTGTATTATACAACGAAGTAAGCTGGGATTTTGTGAACTATATTAAGATGCTCAGCGCTGTAAAGAGTCCAGAATTCCTGCTTGCACTGGCAAATAATGCTATAAGTACATTCTCTCATAATTTGCATGCGGTGTGGGTTTTTGCATACGATGGTAAATTCGGTCCAAATTATCCTATTCATTGGCTAATGGCCGAGGAACATGAATTGGATATGCAAATATAGAAACAGAAAAAATGGGAATGGAGGTAGAAAAAGAAAAAATGTGTACTTTTAATTATTTTGATTTAATCCAAAAATATTCTCGAGGTGAAAAGTTGTCAGAAGCTGAGGTTGATTATTTGGCCTACATAGAATATACAGAATATATAGATGAAAAATCTGGAGAATATATTGGCGATATTGATTGGGATTTACTTTTGGTCGACTATGAAAAAATAGAAGACCATCTATTGGAGGTGTGCAAAGAAAATGGCGAAGAATAAGAAGATCGATAGCAATACCCAGGACGGGAGTCAGTATATCATCTCTACTGAGAAGGGGAAATTTTTCAGGGCTGTGCTGAGTCCCGATCGCTGTCATTATCGCAAAATCAATGAACTTACCTGGCATAGTCTGGGTTGCGGGTGTATTATTTATCGCTGGCCAGGAGATTACGAAATCTATGAGAATTGCGCTGCAGAGTTTGAGAAGCGCCTTGCTGCCTATGAGCGAGAAATTCGGGAAATGAAGCCCACAGAAATGTTAAGAAGGCTTGAGATGAAATATCCGCTTCGAGCTTGGTTGGCTGGAGACACAAGGGAGCATCGAGGCGGGAAATGTAATGTTAATATCAAAACAACAACAAAAAATAGGAGGAAAGGAAAATGAGAGCAAAGATGAAGATGGCCGTAGCCGCGTTGGGGGCTTTTGTGCTGACAGGATGTATCACGGTGGGTCCTGTGGTAACGGATGTAACCTTGAGTGGCAATAGGCTGATAGTGGAAAAGACAACCTATCAGTACAACGATTTCACAGGGCAAGTAACTGAGAAGAGTCGTACCATAGAAGATCTAGGAGAGATAAAGTGCAACTAACGAGAGAGCAGGCTCTAGAAGAAACTATAGGACTGTGGACAATGCTGGCCGATAAAGCCGCACTGCACATCGCAGTAGACAAGCTTGAGATTGAAGGGCCATGGTTTAAATATGAACACCAGTGTCCTTGTTGTGAATTCGTAAAAAATTCCTCTGTTGGGGTAGAAAAAATGCGGCCAGATTGTTTGAGGCTTTGCCCTATGTCCAAACAGTGGAAGTATTATATAAAGGAAGGGGTAGAGAGAGGGTCATCTCTGTGTACCGCCCCTGACTCTCCTTACGAGTTCTGGTCGAGAGCTGTTGAGTTGGCAGAGCATAATGGCACACTGTTCTATGACCTCGAATTCTTTTGTAGGCTGATTGCTGAGCTGGCCCATGAGGCATTAATGGATTGTCTCGGTCGGGACAGCTAACCGAAAGGAGGCCGGTGGTGGAGAATAACCTTATCAAAGAATTGAAAAAATATAGGTCGTGGGTGGATTGGCGGCTGATCGACGGGAGGAAGATCCCGATAAATCCCAAGACTGGGAAAGCTGCTAGTAGTACAGATCCTGAGACCTGGAGCGAATTTGAAGAAGTTGGACTGAAGAGTCCCAATAGGGGATTTGTTCTGAGCGATCAAGATCCATATACTTGCGTGGATTTAGATCACGTTCTAACTCCCGAGGGCATAGTAGATGGGCATCAGAATTGGGAGCTGTCTAACAAGGCGACTGCAATTGTTTCATATTTTGATTCTTATACTGAGGTGTCACCGTCTGGCACCGGCCTCCACATTTGGGTAAAGGGGAAAATTCCTATAGCAATTAAACGTTCAGACTTTGAGATTTATTCGACTAAGAGATATATAACAGTTACTGAAAATCCTCTATTCAATTCGGAGATTCAAGACTGTCAGAAACAGCTTGATGCAATCTATGCAAAGTATGGAAGAGAAAGGGTCGAAATGCAAGAGATAGATCTCGACATTCAGAATGAACAAGAGTGTATAAAAGAATTAAGAAGCGTCTATCGAAAGTCTCAGAGAATGAGAGACATCTGGAATTACAAGCTAAACTTTGTTAAAGCTGATGGTGAAAGTCCGGACGAAT